AGCATTGACCGGCCTGGCCTACGCCACTGGCGAACTGACGATCAGTTCGTCGCACAGCCTGAGCGAAATCTACGACTGGATGAAGTGGTACGAGGCCAGCAACAGGCTCGCACCGATCTTCACCAGTACCGACGGGGTGAACTACACGCTGGCTGCGGACATGACCCTGAGCGGTGCGATCACCGGGACGGGCCAGATCAGCATGAGCGGGAACACGCTCACGGTGAGCGGTGGGACTTCGACCGTGCCGATCATTCACGCCGCGGGTGCGTTTGTCAGCATCAGCGTGACGGGAATGCTCGCCGGGTCGAGGCTGCAACTCTACGATGTGACCAGCGCGACCGAGCTTTACAACGACATCCCCGGAACCACGGCCTACACCCAGAATGCCGCGTGGACTACGGATCACACGATCCGGGCGAGGGTTGCTTGGGTTGATGGTGTGACTGGCTGGCTGCCTGTCGAGCAAACTGCGCTGCTCACGAATGATGGCGCTGCTTTCCTGGTCAGCCAGCAGTCGGACACGGTATACGACGCACTGGCAATCGACGGGTCGGCGTGCAGCGAGTTCACATACGACAACGCGAACCTCCAGATCGACGTGAGCGACGCCGACAACACGACGACTGTGCAGCGAATCTACGCCTGGACGGCCTGGATTCAGTACCAGTCGGCAGAGGCTATCGCCAACTTCTTCAACGCAATCGAAGCGGTTGACACGCTGAACTACATCGTGGACACGGCGGTGGTCGATGCTCAACTGGACAACGTGGCCGCAACCCCGGTCATCATCGGCGGCGGGTATTTGTCGCGCAACGACGGGACGACGATCATTGCGGCGACGAGCGGGTCTATCCAGATGGACCCGAGTCGGGCGTATCAAGCGGTGGGCGGCGTGCCATCAGCCTCAGACGTGGCAGATGCAGTCTGGAGCAAGGTGCTGCCGTGAGCACCGCCGGCCAGCGCCTGATCGCGCTGAGTGGCCTCACGGGCCAGACCGCTGCGGAATCGATGAAGGCGATCGGCCACGGCGCCGGCCTTGCGGCTGCAGCGCTCCTTGTTGCGTACTCCGGGCTTGCTTCCGCAACCGCTGCGGTGCACCTGCTGACTGATCAAGCCGCCACGGTTGTTGTCGGTGGTGGCGGTCATCGGATGCCGGATGTCAGGCGCCTCGAACCGCGCGGCCGCGATGACGAGGAACTGATGACCATCATCGTGGCTGCGCTTCACACACTGGAAAACAGATGAACGACATGGAACTAGATGGAATCGTCGCCGAAGTCCTGACGGAGATGAAGTCCTATGTCGGCCGCAACGTGTTGCCACTGCTTCAGAGGGTCGATGCGCTGGAGAAGCGCGCCCCATTGCCTGGCGAGCGTGGGCCCCAAGGCGAGCCCGGCGCCGCCGGGATCGACGGCAAGGATGGCGCTCCCGGCGTAGCCGGCAAGGATGGTGCCGCCGGGATCGACGGCAAGGACGGAGCACCCGGAGATCGCGGCGAGAAAGGCATGGAAGGCGAACCCGGCCGCGACGGCCGCGACGGCGCTCAGGGCGCCCCTGGCCGCGCTGGGATCGACGGCGCGCCGGGTCTGAAAGGCGTCGACGGCAGAGACGGCCTCGGCATCGAAGACTTCGGCGTCACGCTGAAGGAAGACGGTCGCACGCTCGTTTTCTCGCTGCGCAACGCAGAGCGCGAACTGACGCACGAGGTCAAGCTCGCCATCCCCCTTTACAAAGGCGTCCACCGACCTGGCGAACACATGAAGGGCGACTCCGTCACCTACGGCGGATCGCTGTGGATCGCGGAGCGCGACACCGAGCTGGCGCCAGGCGGAACGAATGAAGACTGGCGCCTTGCAGTCAAGCGCGGGGGCAAGCCATGACGCCGAAACTCATCACCGCGCCGCTCGAAGAGCCGCTCACCATCGCCGAGTGCCGCGCCCACCTCGAGGCGCAAGCCTACGAAGACAGCGATGTCGACCCGATCGACGACGCGATGATCGAAGGCTGGCTCGCCGCCGCTCGCGAACACTGCGAGGCCTTCACCGGACTGGCCATGTCCACCCGCACGCTCGAAGTCGCGCTCGACGAGTTCCCCACATCGGCCAGCCCCGGCGGGGTGGCGATCGATCTTCCGATGGGCCCGGTCCGCGAGGTGCAGACCATCAGCTGGGGCGACGAGAGCGACGACGAGATGAACAACGACACCTTCGTCCTCGACACCTACAGCCGCCCGAGCCGCGTCAAGCCCGTCGCCGCCGCCTGGCCCGCAGTCACTGCCGCGACGAACGCGATCAAGATCCGCTACCTGGCAGGCTACGGGGTGGATACCGACGGCGGCGAGGCCCTGCCCAAGGTGCTGCGGGCCGCAATCCTGCTCGTCCTCGGCCACCTCTACGCCAACCGCGAAGACACCGCAGACAAGGCGCTCGCAGCCATCCCGCTCGGTGCCGAGGCCCTGATGCGCCCGCTGCGCGTGAAGCTCGGGATGGCCTGACATGCAAGCCGGCCGTCTGCGCCACCGCGTCACGTTCGAGCAGTTCGTGAGCGAGCTCGACTCCGACGGCAACGAAGTCGGCACCTGGCAGCCAGCGTTCGATCGTCCGCTCTCGGCCGAGATCTGGCCCATGTCCGGCCGCGAGCTGCTCGCCGCCGAGGCCGTGCAGTCCAAGCTAAGCACGCGCATCACGGTGCGCTACCGCAGCGAGTTCAAGGCATCGATGCGCGCACTGCACCGCCGCGCCGTCTACAACGTGGAGTCGGTCGTGCCTGACCCGAAGAGCGGCACTTCCTACTGCACGCTTCTGTGTTCATCGGGGGTCAATGAAGGCTGATTGGCAAGGGCGCTGGAAAGGGCGCCAGGTCGTTTGCATCGCCAGCGGGCCGAGCCTGACGGATGAAGACATCGCCGCGGTGCGCCGCGCGGCGCATCCGGTGATCGTCACCAACACGACGTTCCGGTTGTGCCCCTGGGCCGAAGTGCTGTTCGGCTTCGACGGCAATTGGTGGAAGGAATACAAGGCCGAGGTCGATGCCGGGTTCTCCGGAGCGAAGCTCACCTGCTCGATGGCCGGTGCGCGCATGGGCATTCCGTCGCTGCGCGATGAGAAGTGGTTCGAGGGGTTCGGCAACTCCGGCGCGGCGGCGATCTCGCTGGCCGTGGTGGGTGAAGCGCGCAGGGTCGTCCTGCTCGGCTTCGACTGCCAGCGCACCGACGGAAAGACGCACTGGCACGGGGACCATCCGAAGACGCTCGGCAACGCGAGGTCGATCGGCAACTGGCCCAAGCAGTTCAAGAACGTCGCCAGGTTCGCTCGCGAGGCAGGTGTCGAAGTCGTCAACTCCTCGCGGCAGACTGCGCTCACGTGCTTCACGCGGGCGCCGCTGGAGGCCGTGCTCTGAGGTCAATTCGCGGCGGCATGGGCCTCGGCGACGCGCTCTACGTGCAGGCCGTGGCCAGGCACCTGGTGCAGCGCGGCGAGCGGCTCAAAGTGCACTCGGCCTGGCCGGACATGTTCAGGCCGCTCGGCGGCAGTGTGGAGGTGGCGCCGTTCAGCCGCGTCGGGGTTGACATCCTGGCGCACTACTCGCTGCGCAAGGGCGTGGCAGAGACGACGCAGTTCGAAGACGTGTGCATCCAGGCCGGGATAGACGGGCCCGTCGAGCTGAGGCTCGACTGGAAGCCCAGCAGTCCGATAGGTGAACGGTTGAGGGATCAGGGAAGGCCTATCGTCTGTGTGCAACTGCCGCGCACGCCGATGGGGCGGACGGATGGGTTCGGCAAGGAGCTATTGCCAGACTGCCGCGTGATCCAGCGGCTGATCGACGGGTTGAGAGGCAAGGCGCTGGTGGTGCAAGTCGGCTCGGGCGATCCGCTGTTCAGGTTCACCGGCATCGACGTGGATCTGGCCAATAAGACGACGGTAGCCGAGCTGGTCGACGTGGCCCTGGCGGCGAACGGCTTCCTCGGCTACGTCTCGTTCATCGTGCCACTGGCCGAGTCATTGGGAAAG